ATTAGTTTTTAACCCTGCAACGACCGCATCGCACCCCGTCTCCTGAATCCGCTCATGGCGGCATTCATGATCTGATCGGGATCGTAGTTGATGTATCGGTACTGGTCCTGTTGTTGTTGGGAGTTGGCCAGCAAGTCAGCGTAGAGCTTGGCGAAAGGATCAGCCTGACGATCGGGTAGAGGAACCTCCTTGGTTCCCTTGGTGGGGATGACAACTTCACGCCTTACGAGAGGAGTAACTGGCTCCCTAGGGGGAAGGGGGGTTCCAGTGTAGGTACCAGTGCCGGTGCCGGTGCCGGGTCGAACTCCGCCACCGGGAGGTTTAGTACCTCCGCTGGGAGGGGTTACAACAGGAGGTGTAGTTACAGGAGGGGTTTTAGTTCCTCCTTGAGCAGGATCTTTTTCCCACACTCCTTTTTCCCAATTCCATTTATTTCCCTGATCATCAGGATAATAATCACCAACTTTTATCCCACCAGTTCCTGGAACAACCGTTCCTTCAGTTACACCTTCAGGAGTTACTATTGGCTTTTTAGTTGGTGCGTTTGGATCAAATATTCTGTAAGGTGAATCCTTAAACTCATCACCAGGTTTTGGTTTAGCATCTTCTTTCCAGTCAGGAGTTATGTCTTTAACACCACCAGGACCAGCCGTTACATCTCCACCAGTGTTATCAAACCCACCTACGCTAGTAGTTGTAGGTTCATCCGCTCCAACAGATTGATATGATTCAACTGGTGTTGGTGTTACTTGAGAAGTTGAAGGCGCGGTGTTGACTCCAAAATTAAACTTCTGAGGTACAACTCCTTTATCCAAATCTTCTTGAGACACTGAATACGCACTTGGGCGTATAATTGTATCCCTAATATTGTTTCTGTCAGCATAGAGAACATCTCCATTCTCCATTTGCCCGATAGGTATATAATCCGGAATCGTTCTTCCCGGGATTGAAACCGGTTCTCCACGAGTTACAACGCCTTGAGGAACCGAAGGTATTTGGCCTGCAAAGTCAGAGGGGTTTGCGTCAACCACTCCGATTGTGCCACCAAGATCACCGGGTGGAACAAGACCCGTAAACCCATATCTGTCCTCAGTCTTCGGATCTAGCGGGGTTCCGATTCCTGTTCTTATAAGCGCATCCTGCTCATCCGTATTCCCAATGTTGATTCGATCAACAGGTTGATCTCGGATGCCGTAATCGATGTTTCCAAAACCTACGTCTGAAGGAGCAGCCTGAAACTCAAAGCCTCCCGTCCTCCAGTTGTATGGAGCTTCTTGGCCATACGGATCTAAACCGTAAAACAAATCACCAACCCTGACTCCTGCCATATTGGGAACTAAATCTCCCATCTTGTATCCGGGATATCCCGGGAACTCATCTACGGCATTGGCCTGATTCAGATCTTGAGCCAGATTATCGATTGCGTCAGCCATATATCAGTTTTTGGGGATTATGCTGTTGATTCGAGCTATCATCCAGTTGGCCACAAGCTTCTTGACCTTCGGCTTGTTCTTGAGCCACTTCGCGAACTTCTCGGCGTTGCTGTCGTAAAAGCTCTTGAACCACTTGGGTCCAACAAGTTCCTTCCAGAAGTAGAACGCCTCCCACTGGTCGGGGATACACTCACGAGCGACGAAGCATCCGCCAAGCCCGAAGCCCGCGTAGGATGATCCAAGGTTACCAATCGCACCAGCATACCCCTTGAACTGATTCATGAAGGAGTTCGCTTGATCGGATGTGTATTGGTTCTGAGCGTTTGTGAGCGCAAAGTTACTACCCATCTTCATCAGGTCTCCAGGGCTAGACATCTGGGCACCCTGAATTAACTGAGGAGTCATAAACGGAGAGGCACCCTGCTGAAGACCACCTAGCTGGGCAGCTTGGGATGAGACCGGTTGGAGTCCTAGGGCGGACTGGACGTTTGCAATGTTCTGCTGGCGACCGGACAACATCTGCTGTTGCGAAGCCATCTGGCCTGCAAAGCTCTGTTGCGCCGCGGTGTTCCGCTGGCCGGTGGCCGCGAGGATGTTCTGGAAGGCTTCCTGAGCGTTCCGATTGGCGGTATCGCTCGTGCTTTGACCGCTCTGAAGCAAGCCCATTGCAGCGTTCCAGCGTTGAGAATTGGCGTTACCAAGAGCGTCTTGAATTGCAAGCGACTCACGAAGAGCCGAAGGATTGCCAAGAACATTGCCAATGGAACTACCGCGAGCGCGAGCAGCCTGTTGGACCCGTCGCTCCATGCTTGGATCCAGAGTACCAACCTGAGAAAGACCCTGCTGGATCTGACGCTCAAGCTCGCTACGAATCAACTGAGAAGCCCCTGTATCCTGTTGGGCACCAGGCATTCCAACCCTCTCGTAGGTGGGAGAATCTATCCGAGTATCCGGAGCGGCGGCATCCCCCTTAACATCGCTGAGGAACTGTTCGTAGAGATCGAACTTCCGAGGATCAAGAGCCTCCAGCTCGTTTCGACGCTGTTGGGCAAACTGCGTTCCATACAGCCTTGCAACACCAAGTTGTTCTTTAGCTAAAGGATCTGCGAGCTTGGATAAAGCAAGAGCTGTTTGCTTGGTGATATCAACATCACCAATGCCTGTAAAATCGTATGTTCTTTTGGCACCTTCTGGACCGTATTTAATTTCAGTGCCAGATCTAGCGGCTTGTTCTAATGCCCGAATAAAAGGATATTGCTCGGCCTGAGCTTTTATCGCTTCGGCAGTAGAGGCAGCAAGGTCCGGCGGTTTGTAACTTGGGCCGCACATTTGCGGCTGACCCCAAGGAATGCAGGAGTAATCTTTAGCCCAGTCATCTTTGGCAAACAGCATTACGCTGTGAGCCAGAACCCTTGATGTGTTAAAATCTATATTCATACTCCTCCTTCAAAAATCTCGGTTTTCCAAATGGGATTATATCCAAACTTCTTCATATATGAGTTGTATGGACTATTCTCATTGCAAGCTATGAAATACTTAGGAAACCCTTTTGTCTCCATAATAGAGTCATAAACCCGTTTGAGGTGCATGCTGTCTCTGGCCGACACTTTTTCGGTGTGATTCCAAAGAAGCAGGACAGGCACCCTTCCAAAAGATGACGCACCAATGATCTCGCCATCTCTTTCAACCACATGGGTTGGGTGAATGATCGAGTCGTTGTTTGCCCGCGCAGCTTGAAGAGCTTGAGACTCTTGCTCAAGCGTTTGTATCATTCGTACTCTCGGGAATGCGTTCATTGCTGGGGTCTGACCGAATCGACGAATCCGGAGAGAATGGTGGATTGCAGAGACAAGCGACCAGCGTCTGCGGTTACCTTGAATTGCAAAGTATTCCAGCGGCCTTGGCTGATCAGGTTGTAAGCCTTCAGGAACTTCTGGCTTGAGGTGATCGCCAGCGCGGAATCGAGAGTCACGAATGTGTCCGACATATCTTTGGCCAACGACACTGCGGCAGTCGTGGTGGCGGTAGTGTACGGGTTATCGAAGGCGAACTGAACGCTGTACCCGATCTTGTCGGGGATAGGTTCGTTGAGGTTGTAAGCCTTGGTGATAACCGTGGATTCGTAATTCGCACCGCCATCGGTGTACGCGGAGCTTGAGACCGGATTCAGTCGGCTGTTCGGGAGGTAATCGTTGAATGACCAGACCTGGCCCGCTCCCGCTGACACCGAGACGATATCGCCGGCAAACATGAGGACGGGTCCAAATGTTGAGAACGAGGTTGGAATGAAGTCGTTTACGATCCAGTTGTCCCAATATCCAAGCCAAGAGCGGGCCAGTGAGTGGTAGACGATGACCGCGTTGTTCTCGTTGAGCGCACCTTCGAGGGCGATATCGAGGCTGTTCTCGGTCAAGAGTGCGTACTCGCTTTCGATTCCGAGGATCGCTGGTTCATCGGCAACGAACGGAACCGCTAACAGATAGCGGTTGTTCCAGAATACACCGTCGCAGAGATCGAGCTTGGTTTTGTCGATGCGACTGATGAGGTCGTTGATCGGGCTGGAGAGCGCGAGACCTACGCTAGTCTGGGTACCGGCTTGGATCTGCTGGAGAGATCGGATGCCGTCGCGGGAGAAGAAGAATACGTCAGGACCAACCGCGGTGATGGACCGGTGCGATGAGCAGCCGATATTGCCGCTGATGAGTGAAATGGTCCAATCGGCAGCATCCTGCGTAGGATCGGCATTTACGCTCCAAATAGAGCGTTCCTTGAAGACGATGAGTTGATAACCGAACCAAGAGTAGAGTCCCTTGATGGGATCGCCATCGCCACCGATCCGAAGAGACCCGAGAGGATCCCAGGATTCTCCATCGAGGATATCCGAGAAGTAGAGAGTATCGGGCTGGATGGATGTATCCGCGGAAACTGCGAACAACCGATTGGTATGGGTGGTAAGAAAGATCGGTTTGGCAGGGGGCGTGAGCGATACAAAGGCTACGGCGTGAGATTGATTTGCTGGCGAAATACTAACGGTTGGAGCGGTCGTATAGCCGCTTCCAGGATTGGTGATCGTTATGAATACGAGATTACCATCGTTGGCAACAACAGCAGTGGCCGTAGCCGTGATGCCGCTGGGAGGCGCGGAGATGGTTATTGTTGGAATCGACGAATGGTTGTTCCCCTGATTGATGACATCGATGCGGCTGATCTTGCCGGCTGTG